TTTACTTTTCCTTGTTGTTCTGCTAGTTTAAACTTATCGATATAAGCAAAGTCTCGGCAAGCCCGTAGCTCTGCTATGTTGGTTAAAATAAACCATTTAAACCAGCCGCTACTCATTGTTGTTGCCAACTTCTTGAGTGACATTTGATAGGCCCCGACTTTCGTAAACTTAAAGTCCCTCGGGATCAAATATCTCTCTAGGGCTGTGACCCAAACCTCCTCTTTAACCATAAGGATTTTGTCCTCGTGGCTAAGTTGGTTAAAACCCTCTTCGCTACATGACACCCCTTCAAAAATTAGCTTTTCGTAAAGAGGCTTGTCGTAAACTGCAACCACTTCATGGATACTGTCGTGAACATATTTACGCTTTACTGCATCCTCAAAGAACGTTTTAGAATCCTTGCCTTTTAGGCTGGCCCATTTTTTACCGTGAACCTTGATCCAGTCTTTGACAAGCTTAAAATAAAGTTCGCGGTCTGGAACTATACCCTTGGACATTAAAAAAACAATGTCATGAATAGTTTTCTCCCAGTGGATATCCCACCCGGCATGACTAAGCTTGATTGTTAGGAGGTATTCGGGATCAAGATATTCGGGGTTGCTGTTCCTAGCAAGGATTTCTTCAAAGGTGGGAACCCAGTAATGTTGCTCCTCCCTTGTCATAACCTCGTCCTTAGAGATTACATCTAGGTCGCCCGGCTCCCGAGGGAGATCAGGGAACCAATGCTTAAGTGCTGTAGATCCAAAAATCATTTGTTTGGAAATTCGTAAGAAGTTTTTGCTTGTGTGTAACCGAATAGACTACTGTAATAATGCATCTGAGGAACAACCTCTCCGCCTTCGGAGTTTTGAAGCCTTCTTATTGTTACTACCTCATCTTCGAAGCGCACATAAGCAACATAGTGCTTATCTTCTATGGCGAACCTTGTGTATTTGAGTTCGGGCAAGTCCTTGACCTCAACTACTCCCCTCACCGGGGCAAAAATTGATAGAAGGCTAAGAAAACCAACAACTGCTATAATCATGGGGACTACCCAAGCATGGTCATAATTAAAGTCAAGGTGCTTGCGCTTAGCTATGACTTGGAGGACTACACCAACCATCAAAAACCACAATACAAGCAATATAATTGTTGGGGTATTCATCGTTTTTCAATAGGCTTGGATTCTTCCTCATCCCACTGAATAAGTGGGCATTCCTTTTTGTAAGACATTACTACAACTTCCTTTGCGAAACTAAATGCCTTGCTGACAAACTCCCAAACAAACTTAAAAAAGTTAATCACAGCGTCAAACGCGTTTGAGATAGGGCCGGGCTGAGTCTCCCTTTTGACCTTTGGTCTCTTGGTAGCTTTTGTCCGGTTTAGGGTATTCTTGACTATGCCACAGAACTTAATTACAAGAACTATAAACGCCCAGCCTAAAAGAGAGCAACCTAGCACGCTTAGAGTAATAGCCCAATAAGTAATCAATACCTTAGCTACGTGCCATAGAACCCAAGCACAACCTAGCGACGAAATAACCAAGAGGGGTTTAACTGTAAGTCGAGCGTAGCCCGCCAACTGGTCGCGACGCTTTTGAATTTTAATTGCCTTCTCTTTGGCTTCCTTCTTCCTTTTTGCTTTAGCTTCGGCTATTTTGGCGCGAACTTCACGAACCTCTTCTTGCCAGTTTGGGTTCTCCTTTACCCACTCGGGGTATTTCAGTCTGAGAATATCTCCGTCAGCGCGATCTAGGGCATATTCTAACTCGTCAAACTCAGGGCTCTTCCTTTTGAGAGGTTTGACCTTTTTAAGCGTTTCTTTTTTCTCGAAATTGGGAACCAGTGATTCCACGATATCTCCCACGCTTCCGAAGATAGATAGAATACAGCGGACCAGCCAAATGATGGGGCTAACCAGAACGCACAGAAGCGTCATCCAAAAAAACGGGCAATAGCCCATGTAGGTCGTTTCGGCATCAATATCAAAGGCCCATTTTTGGATTCGACACTGCCAGCCATTCTTATTAATTTGCTTTTGATATTTGCGAATTTCGTTCATAGTATTTCTTGTGTTACGTCTGTTTTGTATCACGCCTCATGTCAGGGGTCAAGAAAAAAGTTCTCGTCTCTCAAGATGTTTTGCTAATAATGCTTTTTCTTCGGCCCGGCGCAAATCTGTAAGCATCATTTCTTGGCACATTTCCTCAACTGTAATTTCAGGAAACCAGCCAAGCTCTTGTTGCGCCTTGGTAGAATCTCCCAAAAGGGTTTCTACCTCTGCTGGTCTATAATACTTAGGGTCAACCTTAACTATCGTGTCGCCAACGTTTACGCCGGGCGCAATAGTATTGTTTACCTTAGTGGCAATCGCTACCTCATTAACTCCCTCCCCCTCGAATTCCAGAGTAATACCTGCCTGTTCTGCGGCAATGTTAACAAACTCTCGAACTGAAATCTGTTTTCCAGTAGCAATTACAAAGTCTTGCGGCTTATCTTGCTGTAGCATCATCCACTGCATCCTAACATAATCCTTGGCATGCCCCCAGTCTCGCAGCGAATCCATATTACCCAAATACAAACAGTCTTCCAAACCATAACATATATTTGATAGGCCCCTTGTAATCTTTCGAGTAACAAAGGTTTCTCCCCGCCGTGGTGACTCATGATTAAAAAGAATACCATTGCAAGCATACATTCCGTATGCTTCACGGTAATTCACAGTTGCCCAGTAAGCGTAAAGCTTTGCCACTCCATAGGGAGAGCGGGGATGAAATGGCGTGGACTCGTTTTGAGGAGTTTCCTTTACAAGTCCATACAATTCAGATGTGGATGCTTGGTAAAACCTAATGTGTTTCTCTAACCCTAGGTTTCGAATAGATTCAAGAATCCTAAGCGTTCCAAGAGCGTCTACATCGGCGGTATACTCAGGAGAGTGAAACGAAACGGCAACATGGGATTGAGCCCCCAAATTGTAAACTTCGTCTGGCTCCGCTAACTGAAGTATCCGCGCGATGTTGGAGCTATCGCTTAAATCCCCGTAATGGAGAGTTAAGTTTTCATGGCCATGGATATGGTTAATCCGGCCCGTGTTAAATATAGACGCTCTGCGTCTAAGCCCATGGACCTCGTATCCCTTTTCTAGCAAAAGCTCTGCTAGATACGATCCGTCTTGCCCTGTTATTCCTGTAATTAAAGCTTTTTTCATATAGAAAGTTCCTGTCGGAGGAATTTAAACACAGGAACATCCCTCTTGTCAAGGATTAAAAACGCCAAACCCTTATGCCAGCTTTTGTATCTCAATGAGAATTCACCCGCATATTCTTTTCGTGTAAAATCCGAAGGACAGCTTTTAACGAATTTTGAAACCTTTTCTACCGTAGCCAAAACATCAGCATAGGTTTCGATGATTTCAGAAATCATTTCCTTAACACTTTCAGCAACCTCAAAATCAAAGTTCAACAAAAAGTAATCCTCAAATTCATCTTGGCTCGGCGCTCCAATCTTTTCAAAAATATCAACCAAATTTCTTGTGCTGGTCAATCCGGCTACTACACGATGCTTAAAGCAGTAATCATCACTTTTAATTTTTACTCGGTCTTGGCCTCGATTGTAGGTAATAACAACACCTTCGTTATTAGACCAATCCTTAACTTCTGCAACAAGGGTTGCAAGTTCGGAAAAATGATACACCTTAGGTCTCTGAAGTCCTCCTTCGCAGGCAAAAAGAACCAAGTCTAGAGGAGTAGCATACCGAAGGTTGCGCTTATCAACCGCACCAATCAATGTAAACTCGACCTTATCATAGTTAATAACAATCTGATTGTTAGGGGTCGTAATTTCAAACAAGAATGTAAAGTCAGGGTGAGCCCGCAACATATCCTCAAGGCCGGGATGCTGCTCAGTCAACAAGTAAAAATCATCCTTATTCTCCATGTCCTCGACATTAAGCGAGCCACGGGTCCGAATAGAGATTTCATCGTTGATTAGGTCAACAATGCAGGTTGAGCCGTCCAACTTTTGTTCGATGAGCCAATCCGAATAATCTTCGGGGTCCGAATAAAGCTCTGGCTGTTCTCCGTAATTGAAAAACTTACCAAACGACTGAGACAAAACGGTGCCATCAAGTCCGACAACACGGCTTCGGTCCCAAAGATTGTCCTTGGTCCAAGTTGGCGCGTTGGCAGCAGGGGTAATCAAAAAACATTCGATGCCATTGATTTCTCCCGCTATCTTTCTGAATTCCTCGTTCATGCTGCTAAGATACAGAACTCATGGCATCCGTCAAGCTAAAAAGTTCGGAAATCGGCAAATTTATCATGTCAACATGGCACGTAAAGTTGTTCTGCTTGTCAACATCCCCTTTTTTGATTTTTCGAGCATTCTTTTTATAAAGCTCATTAGGATAAAACCCACACAAGTAAATATTGCGCAGACCTGTATAGCGTCCCCGAGAATCCTTGTTTGCAAAATCTAAGCTTACAAAAGCATAAAGGTCGCTTCTCTGGTGAAGGCTCGTCGTCGCAATGCTTACATCATAATGCTGGCGCGGAGGGACGGTCCTGCGCTTTGTTTTGACCTCTATCGTCGTATTCCCAAGCTTAAGGTCCCAATCGTATTTAAAATTATCTGGCCTGTCGATACCTAAATGTCTAGCAAGAACTATTTCCGCCAAGATACCCGCTTTATTAGCCTTGCCCTTTGTTATGGAATTGTCGAGACACCCCATTCTTTGAGCTTCGCGATGCGCCAAATTAACATCTGCCTGTGTCCACGGCAATTTCAAGATCATGTCCACATGTATCCGCGATTCTTTACAGCCCACATCATAATCTCGTCCTCTTTCTTCATCAATGCTTCCTCGTCTTCAAGCTCATACTTTTTGCGCATGGCCGGAATTTCATTTATAATGAAGTCATTGTATTCTTTGAGTTTGGCGTAAAAGTTCTGGTGCCCTTCGTTGTAATCCCAGTCCACAAAATCGAATTCCTTTGTCTCTTGGTAAAACTGAACAATGCAAGCGAATACGGTTTCCACCAAAACATAATCTACATCATGCCATTCTCCTCTTGGGATAGCATTACGAATAGTTTTGTTGTAGGGTTTAAACAAAGAGCGGTAAGTTTTTCGCACAAAGCGCGCAAGCTGCCCGGTTTTGTTCCCTACATCATTAACAAACTCGCGCAAACGATATTGAATAGGGTATTCTTGCTTCCAGTATTCCCTCAGTCCAGACCATCCATTGGGGTCTACTTCGTCACTTCGCGACTTCTCAAGATCCCACGGGAGGCTGTAAGGTTTAATATACCAAAAGCCCCAGATGTGTTTTTCTTTTTTTGGCAAATCTTTCCACGCGGAAACACTGTGGCAGTTCGCATATTTAGGCCCGAAGATCTTTTCGAATATTTTCCCAGTGTTCCGAAATCCACTCAAACTTTGGAAGCATTTTAACTTTTTCATCGTAAGTATAATAATGTGTTATGATCTGTGTCGTCTGAGCAAGGGTGCGCTTTAAAATTGGGTGCTGCTCTATCTTGAGCCGCATTGCTGTTTTAATTTTAGATTCAAAGAACGGATCAAATACTCTATCAAGTTTCTTGCCCTTGCCCTTGGCTTCAAATGGGGGTAGAGTTTTTAGCTCCTCATGCTGTTCCCCTGTTGCAACCCAATACCAATAATTCTCTAAGCTGGGGTAATTAAAGCCTTCGATCCTAACCGGAATTTCCGCAAGATTACTTAAGTCACGCCCAAGCTTTAATTTGCTCTTGGTATAAGTATTGATATGTGTCTTCCCCTCAAGACAGGGGTCGAAAAGACGCATCTCCAAAACCTCTTTGATTACGTCGCCATGGCAATCGTCGGGACAACACCAGCAAACCAAGTTTAAATCTCCTTTGATAGCAATATTCGCTAAGCGGTTCAGCTCCGCGATAATATCGGGATACTCATCGCTCTTCTCCCGAACAACCTTAAATAGGAAATCTCGATAGCGCGATATCGACTCGGCCCGTGATTCTACCTTATATTTTGCAATAGTGTCATCTTTGTGTGACCAAGGGTTTCCAAGAGCACTCGGGCGACCGATATACTCTCCACTACCCTTCCAGTTCTTCTTGTTCTTTACACGGATCACTGTAAATTAAATCATGGATTTGAAATTCTAACATGTCCAAATTTTCTGTTATCTTGGGCGTGTGAGGGTAGCGCTCTTTTAAACTCAGTTCAAAGTATTCCTGTTTGAGGGTATCTAGCATTGCTACCGGGTCCTGTATTACTGCTGACATTCTTGTATGTTATATTCTTTTACATCAAACAAATCAATCAAAAAATCACGAACAATAGGATTCCCGAAATTTACCACCGGGATCTTGTAGTCCTCGGCAATTCGAATTGCCTGCGAAGTTCCGCCTTTTTTCTCGCCATTTGGCGTCCAGCACAAAACGAATGAACTGTTTGGTTGCTTATACCTACCAATGACTTGCCTAAAGTTTCTTGACATCAACTTATTAACAGCGGGTGGAAGGTGGCTTGCTCCGGGGTGATACTTGGCCACACTATCAACCGCATCTTTGTCGCTACCATTAATAATGAGATACTGGTGTTTGGGCTTTTTGGATTGAAACCCCGCTTCAAAGCTCGCCCATGGAAGCCAAATTTGAGCCGCCTCCTCAATACCTTCCGCAAAAGCCTGATCGCTCCCCGTAGCATTGCCGGATCGCAGCGTCCACCCTTGCCGTTCTAGCTCGGTAGCCATTTGGGTAGCCATAGAATAACTTTTAGAATCAATGGCCCGCGAACCGATTCCTGCGTAGTATCTTTCTACACCCTTGATTAATTCTATGAATTTATCAAGAAAGTAAACGTTACAAGGTATTGGTATGTAGCCCCAAAAGGATGCCATTTCCTCGGGAGTATAGCCATTGTAGCCGGGCTCAACACCCTGCGCCACAAAAAACTTTAAATCTGGGTGCGCAACCGCATATTTGTAAAAGCGTTTAATTGCCCCCTTAAGTTGCTCTGGTGACTTGCTGCGCCTTTTTCCCGGCTTGGTTACGCTTGGAATAGCGTAGCTGAGGCCGTCTGTGCCGCCCTGAGGGCCTTCGCTGCATCCCTTGACGTTCCATCTACCCAAAGACCCGTCAGGCCACTCTCCGTAGCCCTTAGAGCGCCATACGTTACCGCTCTCCCCAAAGGAGGCGAACCCTGCTGATCCCGCGCCATGGAAACCCGAATCATTACTTGTAAAAACAAATACTTCATCGGGCTTTAGCTCTGTAATGTTCCCCGAATAAGGCTTCATGACCCGGATTTAATTGTAATAATATCACCCTCCACCTCAATAAATTCAAGGTAACCGTGGTGCCCATCGTGATTGTTGGCAAAAAAGACGATAACATCCTTCCATGTCGGGTTGTCAATAGCTATCTTGGCTTTTTCCCAGTCATCAATTTTAATAATCGCCGCCCCCTCAACGAGAGGCTTATCTGACTGAATGTCTGGGCTCGCAACAACCATGTTGGTGGTTTCGCTACCGTAATCTAATACCTCATACATTGAAAATCTAAACCATTCGTCGCCCGCTCGACATTCTAGCTTCCCTACAATACTATCTGCTAGTTTTTGAAGACTATCGTCATATGAAACCACAAGGTCTTTATACGTTGCAATAGACTTGTTTAACTCACCCCAGTCCTTATGTGCTTCGAAACCAGCCTTATCGTCCACAAGAATATTGAAATAAAACTTGCTGGTGAACTCCGCAATCTTAGTATCGCCGCACTCTGGGTTTTCATTATGGTAGTCCAAAACGATATTGTGTTCCTTAAGCAAAAAGTCCTTAAGTCGGTCATATTCCGATGCATACGAGCAGGTCCAAATAATAAGCCTATGGTCGGGTTGATCCGAAATCCACTTCAGCGCTTTTAGAGCGCCGGGGTAGAATTCATAATCTTGGTCGCTTTCATATTTACCCTTGAGAATGGTATCGTGGACATCAATGCACCAATAAATGGTGTCCCACCCACGAGTAAACTTATTCTTGAGTGCGTTTTCAAACGCTATGCTAACTGAGGTTTTCATAATTATAGTTCAAGGCTATTCCTGATATTGTCTGCGTGCCTGTCAAGGACTTCCTGAGGAACGCCATGGGTATTCCTGCCGCCGTGGCGATTTTCAACCACCAAGCAAAAAGTAGCAATACCACGCCGCTCAGCCTCCTTTTCATAAAACTTAAAATCCCGCGCTTTAGTGTTGGTATTACTAACAATAACACAATCGCAATTTGGGTCATTGAGAGCGCGAAGATAGTTGGCATGACACCACGCATGAGCAGCGCCAAGCTGAGAAGCATCAAATTCATACTTCCCATGCTTCATGAAATACAAGTCCGCTTCACAGATTTGGGGCTTAGTATAGCCTCGCGCCAACTCTGCCGCAAGAGTGCTCTTTCCGCAACCAGAAACGCCGCGAAGAATATAAACTACCTTATTCATTTTTGTCTTTATTGTAAAATTTTCTTAAAATCTCGGACTCTTTCTCCTTATTCACTTTCGCTAACAAGGTAAACGCTGTTTTTTGTCTGAAGAACCCATCCTTCGCCTGTCTCTTCAACAGCCTGAACGTTGGAAGTGGCAAAAAACCCGAGCCTTTGAACTCCGTTGCGGCAAGTCCTAATCATTGTAAACGGTGATCCAATGTCAACCTTAAACTCCTCAATAAACCCCTGAACCTCATATTCAATCGGTGGGCTTTTCCCCTCAAAAAATTGACCCCATGAGCCCCGCTCTTGGTCAATACGATACTCTTCGACGCTTTCCGCTTGCGGAACACCGCTCGCAATAGCCGCAACCTTTTTGAGTGTTACATTCATGGCGTGTTTATACATTACCAATCAGCCAAAGTCAAGAGAAAAATATCCCCTTGGTCGATAAAACGGTTGATTTTGTAACCATGAATCGGCGCAAGCCTCTCTAAATCTATCCCATCCCCCGAATTCTTCGACCTTTTTAATACAAAACATTCGTCTCTTGTCGTCTGAGTCTTGAAAACCATGAAGCCCTTCAAAAAACCTTTTATTAAGAAGTTCGGCTTTCTCATGACACTTTACACATACGCTTGCTAACCAATTGTGGCTATTGCGTCCCCCGAGTGGATCGTAATTCTTGCGAAACAGTCTGGGAATAACGTGATGGTCGGTCAAGTCGTCGGGTGTGCTGCAAACCCAGCACAACTCTCTGTTTACATATTGTGTCCTAAACCAAAACGGGTAAGGGTTGGGGCCAACCTTCGCTGGGAAGTTAAAAACAAAAATAAAATCATGCTCAAACGAAGCAAAGGGATTGCCCTCGATTCTCCCTAGCCCCTTTTGTGCCTGCTTAAAGCACTTAGAATAGCTGCTGCTATTCAAAGGGGTTAGGTCGCTCGATAGCTGAAGAACGCTTGTTCTAGCTATATTCATAGCGATGATAGAATCGGGGGACAAAACCTCCTTGCCCGCACCCTACGACAGGAGTCATAAGGTCACCTTGCTGGTCGCTAAACTGAGACAAGAATGGATACCATTTTGGCAATGCAATCTCAGACGTTTTACTCCGATGCACAAACATATGGTATCCGCCACGAGTTTCAATAACGTCGCAATAGCCATCCACTGCCTCTATTAGGTCGTGAATCTTAGTATCATCCTTCCAATCAAAATCAAAAACAATGTAAGGCCGCGCGTCGCTTGCTGATTTTTGCACGGCGCTCATAGCCTCTTGGGCGATGTTAAACCCTTGCGCTTTACCAATAAGCATATCAACGCACTTTTTGGCCTGTAGCGATAGAGCCTTTTGCATACAACGTTGGTTTACGTTTACATAAGCCGCAAGAGCCTGTTCGGGCACAGCCACACCCTTGGCTTGGTAAGAGCCATGTGCGCATTCCATTTGCCTAAGCTTTTGGGTAAACATATCCTTTGTTGTGAGGACACGCTTGAGTTGCTGCTTGTCGCTCTTAATGTTTACCTTAAAATCTTCAACGTATTTACGCCGAGCAAACAGGCACATATAAAACTTTTCGTTTTCTGTAAGTTCGGGAAGCCATTCAACGAATTCGTTTAGGGCGTCCTCGTCTTTAATTATCGAGTAGTTCATATCCTTGTTCTTTCAGGGCATCAGTAATTGTTTCAAAACCGTCCCGCTTGTCTGTTAAGTATTTAATCATCTGTGGATCATCCTTGTAGGACTCCAACAAAAGTTCCCGCGTTGTGCCGTCCTCAAATATTCCTTGAGCCTTGGCCAAATCAATCATGTCGAAAGATTCAGGGATACTCCAAAGAATCTCTTCTCTTCCGTCTTTAAAAACCGCATACGCGTCCCACATCGGCGGGGTAGTATCATTGTTGAACTTAATTTTTGCTTTCATGCCATTTTAAGATACCACATTTTTCTCAGATGCGGTGAAAAACCAGTGATGAGAAGTCCCTACATGCTCTTCGCGGACGAATTTAGCTACACTGTTTCGAAAGTCGCCGTAAGCGAAGCTATCGGCCACCCTCACCACATACCCCTCCATCGTATCACGATCTGAGTCTGTGTAAAGCTTTTTCGTAGTCTCCTCATCAAATACACCACGATAAAGAACACGAGGCATTTTCAAACCAATCAAATCACACCAAGTTTCAGTGTCATCCCACGAAAGACAAAGGTTTCTTTCGTTCCAGATACTAAAACAATAGAAGTAACTTTCTAAGTTTTCATATTTAATGCTGTGCTTGGCATACATGTTTTCTCCACAAATGCGCCAGCCATGGGGAATATCTTGAGCAATACGCGCTTGAAGATTCTTTACCCAGCTTCGGCTCCAATGGTTTCTGCCGTCAATGCTGCGCGCATGTATGTAGTTAGGGTAGATGGTAGTATTTTCACCATCCAGCTTCTCGGTAACAACTACCTCTTTGCCGTGGAAGATGCTGCAATCCTTAAGGGTTCGATCATCTTTGGTTTTCCCCTCGCTCCATGGCAAATGGTAAGTCCGAGCGTATTTTACATATTCGGTATACTCGCCAAGCATATTGCCATGTCTAAGAATCTTTTGAATGCTTTCGTCATAGAACAATGGGCCGGGCATTCTTCGGCCATTATCCAAAATTATATCCCCCCACTTGGTATAACGGTGGTCGGGGTAAAAGTCTTCGGGTAAAGCGGTTCGGGCTATCCCGCACGCCTC